TTATCTGTTGCAGTATGCAGTAGAGTAACTATCAACTCTACCTTACTTCCTATTTCTAAGCAAAAAGAAAAGGACTATCGGCAACTTGATAGTCCTTATTCTCTAGGCTACTGCTATTCTAGATTATGCCTTCAATCTTTAGCAGCTTCTGCCTTATGGCGTATCTCCAGTTCTTGTCAGTACTTGAGTCGTATGCCTGTCTGAAAGTCATCCCATCCTTATACTCTTCTTCTCCGTGCCTTGCCAGCATATCATCTGTACTGATGTCAAACTTCTTGCCTCCGCCTCCGCCGCCTGCTCTCGCTGCTCTTGGCTGCGTCTTCATAAGTCTGACAACTGGGGATGCCTCGCCGAAGTCATAAGAATACCAGATACCATCTGCGGCATCTAACTCACCCGAGTCAACCAGGGGTTTGACTGCCTTGGCTATTGCTGACTTAACCTTCTCAGCCATCGCATCTAGGGCTGCTCTCTTAGCATCTAGCTCAGCTTTCTCTTTGGCTTTGACCGCCTGGTCTAGCTTGCGACTAGCTGCTGCTACGGCTTTGAAGTCCTTTGACTTGAGAGCTGCCTCAAGCTCTGCCATTAAGTCAGCTTCTGTTGGCTCGGCTTTGGGTTCTTCCACTACTTCAGTAGCAACGAACTCTGGTTCATCTACCATACTGCACTCTCCTTTATTTAGTTTTTAATGTACTGAGCTGGCTGTTACCACTTCCAGTCAGCCTATGTAAAGTCCGTAGACTATACACCTATCATTCGTTACCTTAACATTGTAACATAAAGTACGGCTAATGTCAACCTTTCTATCTTATTTTGTTTTCTATAACAGTTGTGCAATGCCAGTCAGCGGTTTGTTTCTAGATTAGCCAAGTATAAAGTGCAAAATGTCCGTTTTCTTTGATTGTGTGAGTTGTGCACTTTAGATTGTGGCGCTTACAAAAATTCCAGATGACGCCCCGTGCTGTCCTTGCATTAGTTTGGCTCAAAACTTCCGTCTTGAGTGCTTTCCCAGCGGGTAAATCAATTAGCTGTTGTAAATCATACTTATTATGTCTAGTTACTTCGGGTATGTCCACAACTGATTGTTTCATTGCTACACCTCCCATTAGTATTGCCCGCTGGCTGGCATAGCACATCCGTTATATTCTATTGTTAATGTTCTGGTTACATCATAGCACAAATATAGACATATGTCAAAGTTGTTGTGGGGAATTGTCAGTTGTTGGTGGGAGTTGAGCTGGCTCATACTCACCCAAGCTCACTCATTCTCCCATTTTCTGCCAAAGTTGCTAGTTTACATAACATTACTGGATAGGTGCAACTAGTGGCAGGTGCAGGCTATTGCAGTTGCAGTACTGGATATATCTTTGCGGACTGCCAAAAGTCACATCCCACCCTACCATCTTGCCAAAAGACCCACACCCCTACGGGTGCCTTTCTTTGCAGTGCACATATACTCTCTAGTGGTAGAGTGAGAATTTCAGTTTGGGAAAAATGTTCTTACTTACTTCAACTTATTTTGGTGTGCGACCAGTCTAGCTGCTATGGAAAGGTAGCTCGCCATCCCTACCCAATCTCCTTCTATCTGCTCTGTTTAAAGGTAGCCGAGGTGCTTGGGCTAAGGTTATCTTGGCATCAACACGAAGAAGTTCTGTAGCATATATACACCCACACTTTATACAGATATCAGTAGCAAATTCAAATCCAGGCAGTTCGGAGCCGATAGGTATGGATGCTTCCTTAGCTGGGTCTAACACGACTCCCCGCTTGAGGTCTAGGTGGAAGCTCCAATCTGGTCTCGCTATTCCTCTCTCTTTCAACTCATTCGCCAACTGCTCAAAGAACCTTTCTTCTGACCCACAGCAGGGGCAGCTGGTGAAGGTTTCACGAAAGTTCTTCTCCATTAGTCACCTCCTCAATTAACGGCTCTACTGCTACTATCTTTGGTTTCCCCACCTGAACCCATACACTCGTAAGTCCAAGGCTTGAGTTATATTCCTTCTTGGTTGGCTTAACCAATAACCAGCCCTCTGGTATGTCTACCTTAATTACTACATCTTGCAAGTTGAGATGCTGAAGGATTTGGTCAGCTTCTTTCTCTGCCCACAATCTTTTTGCTCTATTTTGCGCCGTCTTGGTTTGTTCATTGAAGGCAGGGCATATGCTCTGCTTTGTGCAAGTGAACGCTATCTCGCCACACCACCCAGTACAATACCTCAAATTTACTATCCCTTCCCGTATCTCTTCCTGTCTAGTCATCTGTTCATCTCCCTGTCATAGCCTTTGTCGCTCATTATCTTATCTACCATCTTAGCAAGTTGCCTTCTGCTAAGAGTACTTGTCTCAATTAGTTTCCTCAGGTCTTGCATCTTAGCTACTATCAGTTTAGCTGGTCTACGCTTATTCAGAAATCTGCAATATCCTTCATCCTCACCGAACTTCCTCATCAGGTTACTCAGCTTCATAGCATCTACGAATGACAGAGGTAGCCAAAGGTACTCACGGCATCTTTTGCACTGGAGCAGTGTGCCACTACCAACCTTATCAACATCAGACCAATAGTGTGGAGTTTCCTCATTTCCGCTGCAGTAATGTCCTGGATACTTTATTCCCAGCTCTTGGGCACTCCGCCTAGAAGGTTTATGTTCTCTTTCATCTCCTCTATCCGACTCCCTATCTTTATTATCTCGTCTACGTCTCGCTTGTTTAGAGGGGCTAGCATCAGCTCCTTCAGCTTTGCTACTGCTCTGGCTCTTTGCCTTAGGATTTTTAGTCTTTCTTCCCTTACCTTTTTTGGTAGGACTAGACTTTTCCTTCCTCTGGTTTCCGTTATAGTCTGAGTAGATAGCCTCTCCAGCGCCTGTGATAGCCAGCAGCACTGGTTGTCCCTCTTCCTCTGGGCGTGCCACCTGAAGTTCCTCACCCATCGTCTTGGCTCACCTCCTTCCTCTTTACGTCTCTGCCATAATCTGCCGCAGACCATAGGCTCACCTAGTCCTATGGGTTCTCCACAGTGACTGCAGGCAGAAACAGTCTTACGGCATACAGCGATATAGATATCCATATTCTAATTACCATTATACCATATAGTACTAACCTTGTCAACCTGCCTATTTGACTTTGTTAAATAAAATAATATTGCCATCATTATCCTTGACATTAGTCTAAATGTGAGGTATAATGATACTGGAGGATACTAATGTCTAATACAGGGTTAGAACTCCCTAGTAGTGACCCCAAGGAAGTATCAGCTGCCACTGCTCTTATCCCTTACCGCCGAGGCGACGAAAGGTCTAGGTATCTCGGCTGGCTCTGCTGTGGATTTTCAGAAGAGGAAGCGCTCTATGTCTTAGGGCTTACTACAAGCTGGCTTAGAGATGCTAGGTTGGATAAGAAATTCACTGACCTAGAAAGTCGCATACCTGAGTTCCAGAAGGAGCTTAGCCGAGAATACACTGAGATGGATTTCCTCCGCAATTTCAGAATGGTACTGGAGAAAGACCATAGGGTGTTGCGGAAGTCCCTGGAGATGGAAGTTGACCCAGAGACTGGGGAGGCAGTAGAAATGTCTCCTTACGACCAGCAGTATTTGCTCCGACTCAGAAGTGCATATACTCCTCAGCAACTGCAGTTACTGGAAGCAGTAGTTGCAGGTAACAACGGAGGCTTTAACTTTGCGAGCTGGGTTAATGAGCATCCAGAAGTATTTCAGATAAGTCGTACTGATACCATATCATTCGTGAGAGGGCAGGATGGCAAGAAGACCAGTAACGGCTAAGGTAATATCTGCCGCTAAGCGAAATATCCGCCGTGCTCAGCTTAGTAGAATTCGTATCCGAGAGCCAAGGTCTGTAGGTAGAGTTCGTCGTAGCCGAAGCAGATATAGTCAGCCACTAGCCTCTAGAGCTGGTAGAACTGTAGTAGGAAGGAGAAAAAGATAATGGCTAAGGCAGCTAGGGCAGGGACTGCCGCTGGTTACAGGGCAGGGCTAGGCGGGAAGAGAATTCGCTCCAAAGGTGCTGGCAGAGGTCTTGGAAGAGGCAAGGGTAAAGGACCTTTGGGAGTACCTGTAAGGAGAAAGAGATGAGTCCAGAACTGCTACAGGTTGGCGGCAGTCTTGGGGTAGGTGCTTTCCTAGGAGCCTTGATTTTCTTAATGTATAGGAAAGATAGAAATGCAACTGAAAAGATGTGGCGAGAGTCTAAGAAGTTCACAGATGAAATGATTGAGAGAGACCAAGAGACCAGAGAGGAAAATACTAAGGCACTGACGGAACTTAACATCCTCTTGAGAAAGCTAAACGGGAGATGAAAGATGGCTAATGCAAGAAGGGCAGGGAGAGCTAGGAAGTCTGGTGGCGGCAGAAGGTGGATACAGAAGGCAATTAAACGTCCTGGCGCCTTTACTCGCAAGGCTAAGGCAGCTGGTATGACAGTTCAATCGTACGCTAGAAAGATGCGCCACGCTGCTGGTAGGACAGGTAAGCAGGCAAGACTAGCTCTGACACTGGCAAAGATTTCAAAGAGAAAATAGCAACTGCGGAGGGCTTGTGATAGTAAATACCCAAGACGAAGCTATGACGACTCTGTTCTCGGACAGACGTATTACTCTGAGTACGCTTCTTGACATTGATGATAAGAATAGGCAGAGGGTGCCTCTTGTGCCCAATCCTATTCAGGACGACATTATTATCAACTCTGGACTGCGTGATGTCTATGTCAAGCCTGCTCAGATAGGATTTACCTCTATAATAGTGGGAGACTTTTTCCTTGATAACATCACTATCAGCGGCACTGTATCAGTTATTATCAGTTATGATGAGTTTAGTGCTCAGCGTCAGATATTGAAGGCAAAGCGCTACCATCAGAGTCTGCAAAGGAAAATTCCTACCATTCCTAGGTTAGACCACAAGTCTGCTACTGAACTCAGCTGGGAAGATAAGGCTACTAATTTCTACTCCACTATGTATATCTTCAGTAGTAGAAGCTACACCATTGGCAGAGGTGAAGTTATACACAACCTCTTGTTGGATGAATTTGCTTTCTGGCCTCTTGGCACACACGAGTCTATTATGGCATCAGCGATACAGAGAGTTCCACTTGCTCCTAGGACTAAAATCCGAGTTGGCAGTACTGCCAATGGAGAGGATAATCCATTCTGCGAGATGTATAGGGCTGCTAAGGAAGGCACTATGCTCGGAGACTCAGTCTACACTCCTCACTTCTATCCTTGGTTTATGCACCCTGAGTATAGAATGAGCGCTGACAATGTATTCTGTCTTCCGGGAGATAACCAAGACCCACTACCGAAGATACTCCCAGAGGAGTTTATACTACTCAGACTAATGACAGAGACCTATGGTTTCAGTGAGACTGAGGCTATGGATAAGCTTAGGTGGAGGAGATATAAGAAAGCTGAGATGGCTAGTCTCAACAGGTCTGGAGATACCTTGTTCATCTTTGAGCAGGAGTTTCCTGAGGACGATGAGACTTGTTTCCTAGTAGCTGGAGACCAAGCCTACAGTCCTGACATTATAACTAACAAAATCCACAACTGTATTCCAGCACCTATTCAGAAGAACATCACCGCAACTGACAAGAAAACTGGTGCTGTTCTGACCGCCACATTAGATATCTGGCACGATGTAGAGGAAGGCAAGAGCTACGTTCTTCCAATAGACCCAGGTAAGGGTAAGACATCTGAGTCGGTAGGGCAGGTGTGGAACTTTATTGAAGGTTACAGGAGAGACGATGGCACGGAAGTTCCTCCAGTAATGCAACATTGTGCTACCCTGGCAGGCTTCTATGATGAGTGGGAAATGGCTGAACTTATGAAGGAAGTAGGTCATTATTATAATACTGGGGTTATCTGCCCAGAAGACAATCTAGACATTGTGAGTCACTTGAGAGATTACTCTGACCTCTACTGGCGAGAGGATGTAAGGACAGGTAGAGGGGTAAGAGCGATAGGCTGGCAGACTAACCTCTCAACTAAACCTTATATGATAACAGAGTTAAACAGGCATCTGGAGGACATAGATTGCCAAGATGTCCGCTTCTGGTCTCAGTGTAAGAATATCCGCCGAAACAGAATGGTTAAGAGTGGCATTCTGGTGGTAGGTGCAGATGACCACCACGATGCTGGGGCTATCGCTATAGTTTGTAGGGACGCTCAGTCAATAGCAAGAGGGTTTGTCGGGGATACTACCGAAGGCGGCTGGGACGACAGATGGGGAAGATGAAATGCTTACAATCGCAGAACTCGATAGAATGGCTAAGGATACTGGCTGCAGCTTCCACGATGACTGCTTAACTTGTCCTTTTACGGGCTGTATTTATGAGAGCAGGTATGAGGCTAAGCGTATGAAGAGAGAGCTAAGGTACGCTGAGATAAGGAAAATGGCTAGGACCTTAAGTATCTCTGGTATATCAGGTCGTCTTGGTATTAGTAAAAGAACCGTCCAACGTGCCTTGGAGGAGCAAGATAATGGATAGAAATGCTACTACAATAATTACCCGTTGCGGTGAACTTAAGAAATTCTGGCATCCTAGAAATGAGGCTATGAAGCGTTGGTATCGTCTGATAGAGTTGATAGATGAACTTAAGACTGAGAAAATGGAGTCGTTCGTAGGTAATGACCCAAGAGCATTGTATAATCTAGTACTTCATCTACTAGACGCTGACATACCTCATAGGATAAAGGACTACTCTTCAGTAGACCCAGAAGTCGTAGCTGCTGTGGCTGAAGTCAGCCGCTTCTTCCGCATAGCTTGGAAGGATATGCAGACTACCTTCCGCAGGTCTAATCCCAGACAATCGTTACAGAGGACTTCATTAGGCTTTATGCTAGCGACTGGCTGGTATGCTGATTTTGCTATGGTAACAGACGATGGTGAGTGTTGCTATGACGAGCCTCTGAACCCTATAGATGTCTATCCTATGTGGGACGCAACTTTGGGACTCAGTGAGGTAGCTCGCATCTACTCAACATCATCTACCCAAGCTGCTAATATGGCTAAACGTGCTGGCTGGAGGTTGAGTAACAACTACGCTCAGTGGAGAGCATCGGTAGGAAGTAATGTTACTATCTACGACTACTGGTGGGTAGAGATATCGGATGAGTTTCCTTTCTCCAAAGCAATATGGAACGCTATAGTTATAGATAACGTACTGGTGAAGTTTGAACGCACTCGCTTCAAGCGCATACCTATCTACATAGCTCCAGTAGGCGGACTTCCTGATATGGGTAGTCTGACCGAGGGCGTTATACCAACTTATTCCTCCACACTTAAGTTACATACCCAAGAGGTTAGTACTGAGCGCTGGAAGGCAGAGCTAGGACAGTCTATCGTAGCAACCAATGAGCACGTCTACCGCACTTGGAATAAGTGGTGGAGCTTTAGTCTCCAGCTCTTGAGAGATACTGCCCAGCCTAGAATATTTGAACGAAGCAGGAGTGGTAAGGCAATCGTTAAGCCTGAGGAAATCTGGCGTAGGGGAGCTATCTTCCGAGGTGGTCCTGATGACTCTGTTGAGTTTATTGGCACTCCACCTATGCCGCTGGAGCTGAGAAGCACCCAGCTTGACCTTGAAGCTATGATGCAGAGAGGTGGAGTCAGCTGGGCTATGCACGGGAGTGTTCAGGGTCAACTAACTGCCTATGTTATGAGTCAGATAGCTGCCTCTGCCAATCAGGTAATGAAGCCTTTTCATCAGGCATTTATCAATCGCTATGAGGACATAGACAACGACATACTGGCAGATATTAGAGAGCGTGGAGTAAGACCCTACGGTTGGACTTATCCAACAGCTTTGCCAGACAATGTCTATGTCAATGCTGATTACGAGGTAGAAATCCCTGGTGACTTGGTGCAGAGAGCTACCACAGCCAGAATGCTTGACCCAGACTTCTCCCTAAGTTACTCTTATGTTATGAATAAGCTCTTCCCTGATATTGAAGACCCTATGCAGGAGAGAGCACAGCGCAGAGCTGACCAGGCTGAGATGCATCCTTCCAACAGTCTGATAGCTCTGATACAGTACTATAGACGCCAGGCAGCTTGGTTGGAGAAAGTTGGGGATAGAGAAACTGCCAGACTATACAACACTGTGGCAGAGGCAACTATGTCTATGCTGACTGCTGAGCAGGGTAGGCAGGAGGAACGCCTGCCTGTTCAGTCCGCTAGGGGCAGACCTGAGACTGTGCCTGAGAGGACTCCATTACCTTCTAGAGCTACTCCGCCTGAAGGAGGCGTATAATGCCAGAACCACCTGAAGCAGTAGAGAAGCGGAAAGAATACTGGAAAGAGCCTGGTGAGGCTCCGTATCTTCCTCCTCCAGTTGAGTATCCTGAATACTTTCCTGGGTTTGGTAAGGAGATGTCTCAGCTTGGAGTTGAGTATTATCAGGCTCAGACTCGGCTATCTGAGGCACAGCGCAGGAAGCTTCAGGTAGAGCAGTCTGGTATTCCTCATCCTCTATCTAACCTCTGGGGTTTTGGCGCTCCCAAAGGATTTTTTGCTCCTGCTGCTGGCGGGATAATGAGGACTGAGGATTACCAGAGACAGCTAGCCGAGGTTACTGAGGAATACAACGCTGCTCTACAGGACCTGAAGGCTATCCGCTGGAGGCAGGAGGTTATGACAACTTTGCCAAACTACCTGTCAATTCCTGACTACAAAATTCAGAAGGCAGAGGATGTGCTACAGTATGTTCAGCTGGATGATATGAGAGATGAGGACGTGGTCTGGCTGACTTCTGCATACGACCGCCTAAAACATCTTTCTAACCTACTCCCCGAGGACTTCAGTGGAGATGCTATAGAGGCTCAGACTAAGGTCCTAGATGAAATCTTGACCGCTCCTAAGTTAGAGCTGAGAGCTGTCCATAATTTAACTGTGGAGGAGATAGCTAAGTCCTTCCAGTTCGGAGTTGCTGAACTGCCTCAGGGTATGACTGAGACACAGCTTAGAGATATGCTCGGTAAGATGGAACTGCAAGATGAGGAGATTAAGAGTGCTAAAGACTGGCTAGCTGTTAGAGCTAAGGACTGGGCAGTAGAGTCTGACCGCTTAAACTTGATTAGAGCAGGAACGGTATTGGCAGAAGCCCCAGAGCTAACTCCAATAGAATTCGCTAAGTTAGTAGTAACTCAGCCTATGATGGCTACGGTGCAGTTGCTGGATAAGTATTTTAGTATGCTTCCAAGACCAGCTGCCGCTGCTGCTATCATAGGTGCCCATAGATTATTCAAGACTCCAGAAGATGTTGCTGCCGCTAGGCTTGAGCAGAACTACGAATACTATCTCTCAATGGGTGAGTCCAGCTGGTCTGCCTACGCTAAAGCCTTCAACGACTGGGTTGCTCCTTGGTATGGGAAGTTGGGAGCTGAGATTTTCTTTGACCCAGTTAGTTACATAGGACTGGGTATTGCTACCGCCCTCACATACAAGATTGGAACTGGGCTTACCAAGGTTGGGATGAGAGGACTGGGAACTAGAATAGGTCCTTGGGTAGGAGCATTTGAGAATGGCTATATTGCTGGTGCGGATGCTATCTTCAAAGGTGGTATTCAGGTAGTTCTGTCTCCTGTTAAGGGAGCGTTCTGGCTGACTGGGGCAGGCTACCAAATCCCTCGCACCTTTACTATGATGGCTAGGAACTTTGCCAGAGATGGCTATAT